AGAAAAGATAAGAATGGATCGGGAGCTTGATCGATCGAAGCCAAGGACTTAATTTCAACAGGCAAGGCACAATTCTGCGCTGTGACTTCAGTAACATTCCGTTCAAATTGGGTGCTGTTCGGAGGAAGTAGTTGGCTCACTCAATCCCCCCAATAGAAACGGCAATGTTGGTGCAATACGTGGCTTGTAACGGTGTTAAGACGACATCGGCAATTGGACTAAACAACTCAACTCTATTCACCCCATCAATATGCAGTGCAGCGTATATAGCAGACAGCCGAATGGATCGACCCAGTCGTTTTTGTTTTGTGGCATAAGCCGTCACATTATTGAGTGACTGCTGCAACAAAGTGGCTGCTTCAGGATCTTTGCCAAGATAGAGCTTGGCATTAATGTCATAGGAAATGATTTCGGCAGATTGGACTGTAACGCGGTCACCAATCGGGCGAACGTCTTCCGCTGTTACGGCATTTTCTACAATTTGCACTAGCTCTGGGGATGCAGACCCCGTCAATGAGTCCGCTTGTAAAATGGTTAAAGTGATATATGCGGGCTGAGGTGAGACTACTGAAACATCACCGACACGGCCATCAGCATCGCGGGCAAATTTCTTATATGCAGCTTCTGGACCAGCAACAGACAATGTATCAAAGGCCAGTTGAATCCGCTCTCGAAAGGCATCATCTGATTCCATGACTGCTGCCGTTGGGGGTGTAATCGACAAATCTGCAGGTTTGATGACTAAGCGTTTTACATTAAAGTTTGCACCAACTTGGTCTAAATCGTTTTTAGTGGCGTAGGCAAGCAATAATGCTCTCGCAGCGGTGTTGATACGATTTCGTAAAACGATTTCACGATACGCATTTTCCTGTAGGAACTTTGTTAGAGGCTCACTTTCACGATCTAAGGTTTCAGTAATTTGAGTTTTTTCATTAGCAGGGAATTTTTCAATAAGACTCGCTTTTCTTTCAGCCAAGATCGACTCAAAATCCAATGTTTCAATAATGTCAGGTGGCGCCAGCTGGCTAAAGTCAACACTCATGCTTGAGCCCCCATATTTAGAGGAATTCTTAAATTCATTTCTTGTCCTGTGGTTTTATAGACACCTTCAATATCAAAAACTAAACCTGTACCATCTACCCCGCTGGCTGTGATTTGACTAATGTCGATGCGGTTTTCCCAAGTTGAAACTGCGGTATAAATCGCGCTGTAGCACTTCAAGATCAAGGCATCATTAATGGACTGATCTATTAATTCAAAAATCAGTGATCCATAGGTTCGACGCATAACCCGACTTCCAATGGGGGTCGTGATGATGTCCTCTATTGCTTGCTGTATTGACTCTTGAACTGTACTGATCGTTTGACCACTTTTTTTATTGATCATGGAACGGGTGCTCCTGAAGTACTTCCACCTGACTGAATGCCCGGTGTTCTATGTTTTCTCAAACTGATATCACCCGCTTTTACATCGGCTTTTGTAGAGATGTCTTTTCCTGCGGTAATCGTTTCTGAGACAGTAAGTTTTCCAGTGATGCTGACATCTGCTGTTAAATTACAAGTGCCACCTTCTGGTAATACAGCATCTAAATGATGGGTTTTAGTGTCGTATGAAAGGATGCAACCATCTGAAAAAAGTCGAATTACTTTATTTAGGTCACTTGATGGCGCAGGGTTGGTTTCATTGTTCAAGCCCGCTATAGCAACACCCATGTCTAAAACACCCGAAGGGCTGAGAACGACAACTTCTTCCCCAATGCTTGGAGGATCCCAAGTTCTATCTGCTCCAGCTCTTAAATTTAAATAACGGATATTTCCAGTCGTAATCTCGCCTAAATTGACGGTGACTGTTGTATAGGGTTGAGACGGTTCAATGGTCTTGATCCGTCCAAAACGGATAAGATTTTCAAGACGACGGGCTAGATCTGCATTCATGTTGCAATCGTTATGCAGCCCGCCTTTTTATGCATGTGATTATTTTTGTATATGCGCTATATACAAAGGATTGTTCTTATTTTGAAAAATGGTCTAAGACTTCGGATTCAATCATTTCTAACTCTGCGGGGGTAAAACCTAATAGCTCTCGGCTGTCGTATTTGACGGTCGGACCGCCCTTTTCAACTCGATCTCTTAAACCATATTGGTGAACCCGGGCAATGTTGGCCACTCTGTTCATAAAGCCAATAGCCACCCCTTCAGAGGTTCGTTCAATCTTCATATATTTTGAAGTTTTAATAAGATTGAACATTTTGTTTTTGATTTTATTTTTCTTGTCCCTTAGTCGTTTTTTTCGAGGCACAAAAGCACTGCCATCGGGATTTTGTTGTCGCGTTATCCTGGTCTTTTGTGATGCCCGAACTTTGCGGGCAATGCTCATTTCTAATTTTCGTCGCTCGGCATCGCTTAACTTGGTAAGCAATGGAGCAAGATAATCGTTTAGTGCCTGAAGTTCTGCCATCAATTAGGGCCCAAAGTAATGATTTTCAGATGGCGCAGACATCCACTCAGCCAAGACTTCACCCGTCTTATGATCGATCATTTTGAATGGCTTAGGTTCAGTCGCGGTTTCATATTGAGGTTCATCAGGAAAAGAAATATCGAGTGTGCCATCGCCTTGACGCTTCACAATCACACGTTCAGTTAGAGGAAAGGTTAAAGAAAGGTCGACTGTATGATTGCTCAATATTTCAGTCTCAAACTTAAACGCCTCTTTAGATTTTTCAGTGTTTACCAACAGCTCATGCTGATACGTACGCACCCAATCGAACAAAGGCAGCATCACTGCATCAAGCTCCCCTGCAAAGTCAGTTAGGATTAAATTGATATCATAGACATATTCAAATGAAAGACCATTTGCCATAGTACAACGGACATTACCTTTGTCTGTAAAAATCAATAAACGGTCAGGATCACGCTGGAGTTCTTTTACTGCATTGAGTAAGTGACTTCGTAAACTATCGGGCTTTCTCATTATTTTTATCCTGAATTTTGATAATGGAATCCACCTGCACTGAACACTGAGCTCGAGCAAGTTCCGTTTGCTCTAAAGCCAAGACCAAATCTAGATTTGTGCTTAGGCTAAATATGGGTTTATTGCAGGGGATGAGCACTGGATACAATTTGACTTCTGTTATGGGTTGGGGTTGTGTTGAACATGCTGCGAACTGCATCAGGAATAGGCTGAACAGACCAACTTTTAGAAGGTTCATCATGAGCAAATATCTCTTTTAAGGTGATTTGACGCTGTTCAAATTTGGACTGTAAATCACTTTGTACCTTCTGCAATTCAACAATACTTTTTTGCTGCTCAGACACACTGGTTTGAATTGATTTTATTCTTGATGCTTGCTGCTCCAGCTGCTGTTGTTTTTCACTCAGCGCTTGCTCTAGTGCACCAATTTTTTGTTGAGATTTGAGTACAAATTTAAATGTCAGCACCAAAGCCACACATATAAATAACAATATGAGTGGCTTTACTAATGGGCGAAGTAAAGTCAGTGGCATCATGCGACTTGCTTTGCTCCATAAATCGGCTCAAGGTGATCCCATTCTTTTTGGAACTTGGCTTGGTAACCGAGTTTTTTATAATTTGGACCGTTGTAAAGCGTGAAAACTGCTGTCCAATCTTCTGCACGTAAGGCTTCTAATAATGAAACTTTTTTCCCGTCAACTGTGCCAGTTTTCCATTCAATAAAGCGGATAAAGGATTCAAGCTGCAGGGATTCACTGGTTTGCATTTGTTTCTCGAAATCGAAAACAGATTCGTAACCTAACTCTTTCCAGTTTTCACCCATAATTTGGAACTGCCCCCAACTACATGACATCAAGGCAGACTCAGGATGAATGTTTTGAGCTAACCGCAAGCGGGTGTATTCCGCTTCATTTCCTTTATAGCCACCCGTTTTAGGATTTACGATGCTTGGGCATGTTTGTGCTTGTAAACTGGCAAAGGACTTGCCTTTGAACTGTGCTAAGTAGAAGTACATGCGATGACGTTCAAATAGGATTTTAGCTTTACCATTTTTTAAAAAACCTACCCCACGTCCTTCAACTGCACCAAAGACACGGATGGTCAATTCAGACACTTTTAAACGTTTTGCAGCGGCAATATAGTCGCTGTCTTTGAGCAACTTACTAACATCGGAACCTGCAAGTGCAGCACGGGTTTTATCCCCTACTTTTCCGTCGACCAAAATACCTTTACTTTTTTGGAATTGAATGACGGCAAATTCTGTACTTTCACCAAAAATGCCGTCGGTACTGAGAGGCTTACCTGTTTGGCCTTTAAAGCCGAGTTCTTTAAGCTTTTTTTGAACTAAGACGACTTCATCGCCTCGAGCACCATATTTAAGAATCATTGAGTCGTACTCCAGATGAGTTTGGCCACATTACCTTTGGATCGCCAGATGAGTACCCCTAGAAGTACAGCAAAGATGGCATCCCATAAGGTGACTGGGTCTTTGAAAAATAAAATGTGAATGGACTGGCCTAAGAATGATCCAATTAAGAGGGCTGCTAACCATGAGTAGCCACGGTGGAAATTTCCACCGTGGCTAAAGCAAGCAATACGAAATCCGCATAATAAATAGGCTAAGACTGCGATCCATTGAAAGAAAAGTTCAATCATGGTTTTCCACCTCGGAAAATGTTCAAAATGTCAGACAGCTTGGCTGCTTTAACCCAATCCACCACTTTGATTAAGATAAATAAGCATAGGGTTGAGGTAATGAGCGCTGCGACTGCATCTGCTTTTAAGAAAGTGTGCTCAGTGATTAACGGAGCACTGATATAACCAATACCCGTTGCAAGGAGCATGTTTCGGATACGTTGAAAGGCGTTTAAATCTTTTTCAAATGTGGCAATAAAAGCTGCCCCAAGTACTGCCCCTAACAATGCGTTTCCATTGATAAATGGAAATAATGAAACTGCACTCAATGCTGCAATGGTTACTGGTGTTGTTGGTTCTGCCATTTATTTAGTCCCATAGCTGGATGGTTTGTTTTGTTTGTTGTGGTGTTTCTATATCAGGCAGAATGACTTCCGTCCCCATCGGAATAAAAACGCCATGGTCGATAATGCTTGGATTTGCTTCGAGTACCATTTCCACGACACCAGCGCTGCGTCCGTATTCACGCCAACAAATGGTGTCGATGGTGTCGTTTTGAATTGCGATGATGGTTTTAGACATGGCCACTACTCTGTTCAATAAAATGAATTGCCATTGCAGTTGCTTCAAATTTACAAGATGTCAGATGCTGTAAATTTTCTGTATTTGTGAAATAGAAGCTATTTTTTTCATCTTGAAGGTCTACACCAAGTTTCTCAGCAATGGCTTCAGCAATTAGTCGTCTTAACTCAATAGAATCTAAAACGGCTATTGTTTGTTTAAACTCATCTCGTTTTGTTATTGAGAAAACTTTCATATCAACTCCACCACGGTATGGTTCTGACCTAATAAATGCTGAATAGCCCATTGCTTGTTGCGACGATAATCATCCACCGTGCACTCGGCTTGTTCGGCTTTTTTTACACCTGCGTTTGAACTGTCATAATTTCGATAGTTCTCATTTAATTTGGCAGCGACACCATTGGCCACTGCAGACAAATATAAAAAGTCGGTATCAGGTTGATCATTGATTTGTGTTGTCGATAGCTCTGACAAAGCCCCTGCTTTCGCTTTGAGGGACACTAGTAATCGGTTGGTGTCGAGCACTTCTTCGATGATTGCTTGCTGAAGTCTTTCGTTGGTAACCGCGCCATCAATACGGACAATTTCTCGGATTTGATCCAAAACAATAATCGGATAAAACGGGTCACTTTTGATTTGGATGTGGCTTGGTGTGTTATTGCCATTTGCGACGAATCCCATGCTATCCCCTGCCGTTGTTTTTGTTAGTGCATGGGTGGGAACAATGGTTTTAATGAGTATTACAGTGTAATGACATCACCATTGTTCGCCCATGCGGTGCGTGGGCACTCGGTTATGTCGGTTTGAACTGCAGGTCGCCCTGGTCATCCACGACTTGTGAGCCGTTTGCATTGAGCAAAGGTTCAGTTTGTTTTTCTACTTCTGGTGGGAACTTTTTCAACAATGTCTCCATTGTTTTTAAATCCTGTTTACCACCACACTTGTCATCCAGTTCAATTGCGCGTTCAAGATGTGCTTGTGCTTCTTGAGCAAAAGCAATGTCTGACTGACTAGGTTCATCTTTGCTTTGGATCTGTTTAATCGTCGCTTTGCCTAAAGCAACTAAAAGCTTTGATTTAACTTGATCAGGCATGTCTGGAAGTTTTTCATCAAACGTTGTTTGGAGGACAAGTTGCTCTAATTGCTGCAGTACCCCAATTTCAACTTCAGCATTGGTTTTAAGCACTTTCAGAAAGCCATTGGCAATTTCTTCGGTCACCATAGTAGCCGTCTTACGCTCAAAACGATCTGGCATGATCATGTTATGCCATAGTGCAAATTCAGCCATTTCTAGTGCTTTTGCATAATTTCCAGT